ATAGGGATCATTGCCAAAGCGTTCACGCACCTTGGCAGGCAGATCAGCGAAGCTCTCTTGAGCTTCGCGAACAATAGCGATGGCTTCTTGATAGTCCATCGCAGGGGGTAAGTCTTGATAGGAAGCCTCTCGACTCGAAACGTGTGTAAAGATACCAGTTTTTTTATAGTTAGAAAGTATATTATGGATATCACATTCGTTTTTCATAGATTGTTTAGTAACCGGCTGGCCACCTTCTGGGGCCAGCACTTTGCGTTGAGGATAGATATGCGATTTAAACATGATAGACCTCACGGGTTGAGAGATTTAGACGCTCGACTTCGTCTCGCCTTGGAGGGGACCTTAGCAGTCCCCTCCAAGACCTCCCCCGGCCAAGAGGCCGGGGGAAGAGATTAGCAGCTATACAGCTGAGTTATAGTTATAGAGACACACGGCCGTGGGTGGGCCTTACTCGCACCGATACACGTTTCTCGAGGCAGAGAGCGGCTTCCGGCGCTTCGCGCCTCCCGGGGGGCTACGCCCCCCACTGGGCAACATTCGACGCATCCTGAAGCATTGTAGGGCATTCGGTGAGCTACCTCCATTCAGACGGCGAAATATGACGACCCATCCGGGCTGGCTTAAAGCCCGTGGGATCGAGGAACTCCAGGCCGCCGATCCAGTCGGCCGCCTTCGCCGAAGTTTTCGAGAGAGCATCACCGGCAGCTGACAAACCAGCAGCTGCACCCTTGAGGCCGGAACGCCCGGCCTTATCCATCGTCGAAAGCACGCCCAGCCGATCCGGACCAAATTTCCGAAATTGCTCAAGCTGCTGCTGCTTGAGCTCAGAGTCGGCCTTGGCGCCGGCGAGCATCGCGCCGGACGTCGCGGCATTGGCATTCGCCTGGGACGCAGACGCAGTATCCCGCGCGATCGCGGCATGCGCCTGGGGGGCGACCATAGCGGCGATCTGGTCCGTTTTATTTTTTTCAGACGCCAGGAGAGCGGCCTGTTGAGCAGACGTAGCCGTCTCCTGATTTTTTTGAAGAACGGTCGCCTCGTTCAAGTTGAGATCCGCAGCCAGGCGCAACGCATCGAAGACACGCATCACGGGACCCGAAATAGCGTCCCGAACGACCGCGGGAGACGAATGCGCCATACCCCCCGAGGGAGTAGAAGCGGCACCACCGGAGCCGCCATACATCATGGCAGGATTTAAACCAGCGGCCTTCATATCCTTCGCGGCCCGCTGATACGCAGACGACGACATGTCCTCCTGCCACTGCTGCTGCTGCAGCTGCATCATATAATTCGCCTGGTTGGAATACATCGCAGACGTTTGATTGGACCGGTTGGCAATCATGCCACCGGCCATAGACGCAAGCCCGCCGACACCGCCGGCCAGGGCACCCCAGGGATCAGGACCAGCCATAGAAACCTCCACAGAAAAGCGGGGGGCAAGTGCCCCCCGTCAAGTGATTTAGAAGTGATCGATCAGACCCGGCACGCCATAGACCGGCATAGGCCTGGCGCAGCGAACGTTGAAGTGGCCGTCGAAGATAAAAGTTGGCTCCGAAGGGACGGCAACAACGCGAGCGAAGGGAGGATTGTCCTCAATGAAAACGTCATTGAGTAAGGGACGAGAAGCGAACTCCTGGGCCAAATGCCACACATCCAGGCTCTGAGGATAAGAGGATCGCATTTGGTTCGAGACGAACGAATTTTTGTAGCGGTATTCAGCGAAGCGTTCCTGATAACCCCAGACAGTTTCGTCGCCGGCCGTTCCATCGCAATAGATCTCCTTCGAAAGAACCGCCTGCTCGCCAATGTGAGCCAGGGCCGGCCAGTAGAAATCGAAACGCGATTGACGCGAGAACATACGCGGCAAGCCTTGCTGGTAATTCAGATCGGCGCGAACCGACATCAGACCAATAATCACACCATGCTCTGTAAAGGCTTTCGAAAAGCCATGACCATGCGCCGTGACAGTCCCATACGCGCCGAGATTGCCTTGAGGCGAGTTGACAGTGCTTTCAGAAGTCTGAGGCACCGCAGAGAAGATAACCGGCGTCTGACCGCCGCCGAGATACTCAGGACGCTGGAGGCGAGCATCAGGAGACACGACACCGAAATGAGCGCGAATAACCTCCGTGTAGCGCGTGCCCCCACGCGCATCGCGCTCGTAAAGACGCTGCACAGCGAACGCCTGGCGCAGCTGGTTGATCGTAGCCGCAGAAGCGTCAGAAAGATCCGCCCGAAGGCCGGTGTTATTCCAGATAAGCGGATGATCCGCAGCGCCCGAAACACCACCATTCGGAAGAACGCTCATCGACGATGTCGCGCCCGCGTTACCGATCCATTTGGCACCGGAAAACCCGTCGCTTGTGAATGTAGGCGACGGAGAAGCAATGGCGGGATCGGAGGGAATGACGGTTGCATAGGTTCCGAGCGGAATTGAAACGCTCTCACCCTTCTGGGGCCATGGTAGAGAGCTTGTAAAGTAGTCATGGCGCTTACCCCGTCGAAGCAGGACGTAGTCGGCGGGATCATCCGGGCCATCATCAGTGGGCACCGGAACCCGGTCCTGAAGGTTTTCATCACGGAACCACTCATTGAAAACCAAATTATAGGCGCGATGCCAGAACGCGCAGATGGACAAGGGGTCCACCTCGACAGGGACTCCGAAATAATCAGCGAGAGACCCATAATCAAAGCCACCGGTAGGAGCTTCGACCTGGGGAATAAGGAAATCCGTCGAGTCGCCTGGATTATCCTGCTGGCCATTGAATTTTTCCCAATTAGACCAGAGCAAACGGTTGGGGACGAAGAAGAAGAACGTATTCAGATACGCATTGTCCATAATCGGCTTGATAGGCGTATTCAGCCGAGCAAACGCGGTTAACCGCACATTGAACGTATCACCCGGCAGAACCTCGTCGACGAAGATCGGAACCAAGTAGCCGGCGTCGAACGTCGTCTTTGTGCCGAACGACCGATCGAACGAAGAACGCGGGATTTCAGCCGAAGGCACCCGCGCAAAGTTGTGAGAAGAGGCAGAAGGCAGTTTCATCGAGACACCATTAAAAAGGCCCGGCGCGAGCCGGGCCAGTTGCGGGGACAGGTTTAGGACGCTTCGCGCTCACGCAACGCAACAACCTCTGCAGCCGTCATCTTTGACGGATCAGCGCGGCGCAAATCATCGGCCGCGAGAAGAGAGCCAATCGTTCCGAGATCCTCATGCTCGCCCCGGAGCAATAGGCCGACAGCATCGTCGAACTCGCCCAGCCGCACAAGGCGAAAGTCAAAAGGATAACGACCAACCGTCGTATTGATATCATGGCCGAGATCCACAGCAGCACGCAGGGCCTGGCCTGCATATTGAACGAAGAACGGCGACGAGTAAGCGCCGGTCTTGATATCGAGAATAGAGAACGCTTTCAGAAGCATTAGTTGTCCCTTTCATACTCATTGTCGAACCGGGCGATTTTTAAGCGCGTCACCCTTTCGCGCACCTCACGCCTCTCCGGCGTGTTGTCCTCAGAATGCGCAAGCGCAAATTCCTTTTTCCGATCCGCTGCGAGCTTCGCATCATCGACCGGACAGAGGCGGTTGGGATCGGAGCCAGCATGCTCGAAACGACCTCGCAACTTGTTTTTGTAGGCACGCGGGACAGTCCGCTTTTTGCCATCGACGATTACGAAATCAGAGGGGAAGCAATCCCCCTCGAACTCCTCGAACCAGGACATACCGATACCGGGACGCCGAGACATAACCGCGAATTCAGGAACCACATCGACACACTCGCCGGTAAAAGGATGCACCCGGCGATATTTGCCGGGATCGTCTGCATCCCTCATTTTTTTGAGCGCATAGCCGGCGACATAAGCTCCGTTAGAAGCAGTGACATCACCGAACTCGACATGACCGAGACCCCAAAGAGACTCGAGAAACCCGGAGCGAAAATAGACGTGACCCTTAGAGGAACGACGCCAAACGACCGCATCGTCGGGCCGATAACCGAACAGGATCGCGTGATAATGAGGACGCCCTTGTTTTTCGCCATACTCACCACAGGCATAGAACCGAACCTTTTTGGGGGAAAGCGCCTTGCGAAGACGCTTCATGAACAACTGATAATCACGGAGGTTTAACGAATAGTTATCAGGCAAGAAATCGTCACTATAGGTCAGCGTGACGAAGACGTTTTCAGAATGCATCGAAGCCTCGTGCGCGATCCGCGTCGACCACTCGCGGACTTTGTCGATCCGACAACCAGCGCACTGACCGCAGGGGACCGCCAGGCGGACCCCCGCGAGAGATTTACCCCGAGTCGGGACCATCCGGCCCGCCGGGCCGCGATAACCTTCGATGGGGAAGTGGCAGGGCATTACGCGCGGATACCCCCGCGCATCGGGCTCAGCCCGTTCTTGCCATGCACCTTGGACGCCTTCCGGCGAAAGTCCCGCTTCGAGTGCTTGCGGGACATGGGACGCCTTTTCATACACACCTCCGATTGAGTTTAGACACCGAGACCAAATCAGTCCCGGTGTCAGTTAGACCATACGATGACAAGTAAAGGTATGGTCAAGAGGCCGGCCCTGGGGCCGGCCCAGGAGCCGGAGCAGGCTCCGGCTCAGGATCGGGCCTCAAAATGCCGAGGCCCTGCAGCTCGCCACGCATAGCAGG